GAGAAATGACACGCCAATTTCCAGACAGGTATGAAATAAAAATGACACGCAAACTGGACGCTGCCGACCTGTTTTATACAGACCTGTTTATTTTGTCGCGGCCAAACGATGCGGAAACACTTAAAATGGTGCAACGCATCAAAGACCTGGGGCGCTCTAAAATCCTGATGGATATAGACGACGCTATCACAAACGTTCCACTACACCACAAAGACGCGGCGTATTTCAATAACCGCGCAAAAACAGCGCGGGAAATATTTGCTTTAACGGATTACTTTTGGACAAGTACCGAGCAACTACTCTACGAATGTGACTGCCTAAACAGGGGCGAAGTAGTACCGAATGCCGTACACGAATCGGATCTACCAAAGGAGGCCGCACCGGATCGCGGCTACTGGATGTGGCGGGGCCGCGACATTCAAAAAGAAGACGTTTATCTAAACGGCGCTGAAACATACGAGCAAATAAAGCACAAAGTTAACAAGTGGTTTTTTTGGGGCTGTTTGCCGTCGCTCAATCACCTGAATAATATTACCCTGCTTGAGTACGACGACGATGTACAAACGTACTTTGCAAAATTGAAGTCGGCAAAGTTTAACGGCGTTTGGAAGCCGCTTGTTGACAATCAATTTAACGACGCAAAGAGTAATATAGCATGGATAGAGGCCACAATGTCGGGCGGTGTGTGCCTTTCAAACTACGCCGGAAAAACGGCATGGGAGTACGCGGTATCTGAAATGCCTGAATACGATTTTGCCGTTAATCAATGGGAGTTATCAAAGGCGGCCATAATTGAACATTACAACATTGAAACAACGGCCAAAGCGCGGCACAACTCTATTGAAAGGCTGCTTAATAGCAAACCAACCCTTGTTTAATGGATAAAATAACCATTGATAAGGCGGCGCTTTGCCTACTTGACCAGGTGGGGTATATGCGCCGCTTTTACGAATTGCTACAAACGGGGCTAAGTCAGCGTGAATGCTACGAACAAGTAGAGCGCGAACACCTGGCGGCGTTTGAGCGGCATAAGTATTCCACCTTTGAATCATTTAAGGCCGTAAAGAAGCGTTTTATGTGTAAATATCGACCTAAAATAAAATAAGAAACAATGCTACCCGCTTGCGCGTCAAGTTTGGCCGAATTTTGGACAAAATTTGACGTATGCGATTGTTCGGGTTTGACATAAATATAAAATTGGCGCGGGACACACCGCGCAATGTCGAACAACGCGCAAACGAAAACATAGGGCCGACAGGCTGGGGTAATAATTGGGATTCACTTTACGGAGGGGCAGGTATCGTCACAAGACAAAAGGCGCTATCTGTTCCTTCTGTGTTTGCGGCGGTAGATACGGTTTCTAAAACATTGGCCTCGCTACCTTTTGCGCCGTACCGACGTACCAGCGCGGGCAGCGAGTTGGCGCTTGGTCATCCATTGTTTGCGATGGAAACGATTGAGCCGTCACCCATGCAAACGGCGTTTAACTTTCGCCGTGATATGTTTGCGGATGCCTGTTTTGGCAATGCCTACGCAAAAATATCCTTTAACGGTCGCGGTCGGGCGTTTAAAATGGAGCGCCTTGTTCCTGAAAACGTCATAGTCTATCAATCCGATAGCGGCCAATTGTACTACGTTGTCAATCGACAGGTAGGCACCAAATTTGTAAACGAAATTCTATTTGATTACGAGGTACTTCACTTGCGCGGTATGTCAATGGACGGCTATGCGGGCATAGATGTAAGCAATACGTTTGCTTCATCCCTTGCCATGTCAATAGACGCAACCAGGTACGGACATAACTACTTTAGCAATAACGCGGCGGTTGATGCGGTGATTGAATACCCTAACGCTTTGACGCCAAATGAACGTGCTATTATAGAGCGCAAAATTAGAGAAAAACACGCGGGTGTTAGCAACGTGGGCGGCATTATGCTTTTAGATGCAGATGCTAAATACAATAAGATTGGCACCAGCCCACAGGAAGCGGCATTGAATGAAACGCGCAGTTTTCAGGGCTATGAATCATGCCGAATATTTGGCGTTCCTGCTCACATGATAAATTTACTTGACCGATCCACTTTCAATAACATTGAAATGATGGATAACGGTTTTGTGAAGTATTGCCTTGCGCCCTGGGCCAAACAGGCAGAACAGGAGCATGATGTAAAACTGCTTACCAGCGAAGAAAAACAATCCGGCAGCGTGTACCACCGCTTTAACCTTGCGGGCTTATTGCGCGGGGATATGAAAAGCAGGGGTGAATACGCAGATACCATGCTTAAAAACATGGTTTATACTATTAATGACGTTCGGGAAATGGATAACCTTAACCGTGTGCCGTGGGGCGATTTGCCCTATGCACAAGCGGGCGTTACGCCTGTAAATGAGGACGGCAGCATTGATTTAAACACACCGGCTGAACCTGAAAAAATGCAGGAAGCCGAAAAAGATACAGATAATGGAGAACCGCAAGAAGGAGCAGCCGAATAGCGTGGAACATCGCTACATATCGGAGCCGATTGAAGTACGGGCAATTGAAGGAAGCGAAGCGTTTACAATTCGCGGCTATGCCCTGAAATTTGGCGTAACGTATGACATGGGCTGGTTTACGGAGGAAATAGCGCGCACGGCTTTGGATGGCGCAGATATGGCCGACGTTCGCATTTTGCTAAACCATGATAGCAATATTATTTTAGGCAGAACTGCAAGCGGTACGGCGCGGCTGGGCATTGATGACGTGGGGATGTGGTACGAAGCCGACCTTCCAAACAGTCCCAACGGCGATAATGTACGTGAGGCGCTACGGCGCGGCGACATAACACAAAGTTCCTGGGGCTTTACGCTGCGTTACACAGCCGACGGCACGGGCGACAAATGGGAGCGCGTTAATGGCCGGGATCACAGAACTATAATTAACGTGTTAAAGGTGTACGACGCTTCGCCCGTCACATTTCCTGCAAACCCTGATACCAGCGTGGCAAAAAGAAGCCTTGAAAGCCTTGAAAATACAGAAATAACCGAACCAACCGAACAGCAGGAAGAATACTACCTGTTCGATATTATGCAACAAATTTAACAGGCGAAGATGTCTAAACTATTAGAAATTTTACAGGAGCGGCAACAAGTCTTTGCCGAGTTACAAGACTTACGCGGCAAGCGGTCAGGCGGCAAGTTTGATGATGCAGCCACGGAAACGCACTACCAAAACGCCAACAAGCGGTTTGAAGAGCTCACAAAAATGAAAGCGGATGCCGAAATGGAGCAAGAACAGCGCCGTTTGATGCTTTTGGATGAAACGGAGCAACGCGAAAAAAACAAAGTTGCGCCGCCTGAAAACGCCGTAACATACGACCAGGCGTTTTGGCGTTATTGCACGCTGCCAAATGGAGCAACCCTGTCACCGGACGAAAAGCGGATGCTTGAAACGCGCGGCACAAACTCGCAGATCACCACCACGGATTCTTTGGGCGGTTTCACTGTTCCACAGAAATTTTCCGACCAATTGGAAAACATGATGAAGTGGTATGGCGGCATGCTTGGTAATTGTGGTGATTTTACCGATGAAAGCGGCGGCATTCTGAAATATCCAACTTTGGACGATACCGGAACAAGCGGCGCGGTCATTGCTCAAGCAACCGGAACAACCGTATCGGATTTGACTTTTGGGAACGTGTTGTTCACGGACTACACAATAGATTCCAAGATCATCAAAATGTCTAACGAATTAATGGCAGACAACCGAGTGGGCTTAGTTCAGGCTACCCTGGCAGATTTGCTGCCTACTCGTTTGGGCCGTGCCGTCAATTCAGCGTTGACGAACGGAACAGGCACAAACCAGCCTTACGGATTGACCACAACCGTAACAAATGCGGCATTGACTACGGCAGGTGCTACTGCGATCACACAAGCTGAACTGGTGCGCGCTATTCACAGTGTGGATAAAGCATACCGACAAGGGCCAAAGGTGCAATGGATGATGTCGGACACGATCATGGGGTACATTCGCACCCTGGACATTGGCAACACAAACACGGTACAGATTTTCTACCCTTCACTGGTAGAAGGCGAACCAGATCGTTTGATGGGCTATCCAATCGTTATTAATAACGACCTGGCAGCCGCGAACGCAACAACCCGTGTACCTGTAACGGCTACGAAGTCCGTGTACTTTGGTGACTTCTCCAAGTACAAAATCCGGC